TGCACCCAAGCCAATCGAATGTCAACAATTATTTTTGTGTGAATATTACCAACAATTAATCCTTGACAAACCTTGGCGGGTCTGGTTGGGGTTTGTCTGGTGTGTGCTGGTGTGTGCTGGTGTGTGCTGGTGTAGTCCAGAGGATGCCTAAGGGTACATCTCCGCCTCTCGCACTCGTGTTACCTGTGTTACCTTGGCTGTGTTACCTGTGTTACCTTTCGTAACCCTGTGGATAACCTTGTGTGCAGCCTGTGGATAACTCGGAGGCTGTGTAAAACCTGTGGATAACTTAGGGGCGGGGGAGGGGATTGACACAAGTCGTCGTCGGTGGTTGCCACCCAAGTTTGCAAGAGGGTAATTTTAGAAAAAAGGGGTAATAATACCTAAATTAACTCGTGTGGTAACCCTTTGTTTTAACTCGTGTTTCTTTGGGCGGCCTTAAGAAGATTAAATGTGTACAGAAAAAGGACAACTAAAGTAGATACTATGAAATATTACCATAAATAATCCTTGACTTTTAAGTAAAAGTATGATATAATATATTCAGATATTAAGTATTACTAATAAAGGGTTCGTATAGATCCCCTCATCTGTATACTTAAGTTAGGGGACTCATGCGAAAACGTGTAAAACAGACAGGTACTGGACAATGTCAGACGAAGACACCCAAGAACCGCCAAAGAGAGGCCGTGGCCGTCCAAAAAAAGGAGAAATTGTAGCAAAAAAGAAGGGTTCTAGAGGAATCCGAGGCCGTCCAAAGGGCGACGCTGCAATAATTAACGAGTACAAGGCCCGTATGCTGGCTAGTCCTAAGTCAGCCAAAGTTTTAGAAACCATATTTGAAGCTGCACTAGACCACGACCACAAGAATCAAGCTGCTGCGTGGAAGTTAGTGATGGATCGTATTCTGCCAGTAGGTGCATTTGAAAAGGAAGTTGTAAAAGATGCAGGGAGAAGTGCAATACAGATCAACATTACTGGCGTTGGAGCTACAGAAGTTTTTACTAGCCCTGAAGAGGGAGAAACTATCGATGGAGAAGCAGTTGATGTCACAGGATAAGGTTNATACAGCACTCAAAGAAGCTCTGGAGTACGTTGTACGGGTAGGTGANGCTACTTCTCAGTTAGTTAACGTTGCTGTTCTCTTTGGTGACAACGCTAACGANTCCGTCTCAGGACGCTCCNACAGGCTCAAGGACAANCACAAGGCTTGGGCGTGGNTNNNNGCNTCTATTAACTTTGTGTTTGACGACGACCACTGTGAAAGAGCGTACAACAACGATGTGACTAGGGCTGCAAAGACACTTGGCGAGTCCACTACAAAAAAGAAAACAACTAAGAAGAAATGAAGTACTTTACCGTAGACGAATTTAACTGTCAACATACTGGTGAAAACCACATGGACCCTGAGTTTATGGAAAAGGTAGATGAACTTAGAGACAGATGTGGTTTTCCTTTTGTTATCACTAGCGGCTTTAGATCAGCCCAGCACCCAATAGAAGCAAACAAAGATGTACCGGGTACACACGCGCAAGGCATAGCGGCAGACATCAAAATAACTAACGCTGCCCAACGGTACACGATTATAAGAGAAGCTCTGGAGATGGGTTTCGCTGGGATTGGTGTCGCTAGTGACTTTATTCACGTAGATACTACGGGGTTCTGCCCCAGTAATCTGGACGTACTCCTGATGCTGTACACCAAGAACGCTAACGTAACTACTACGGACGAGTCTACTATCGTTACTGTACCTAACGGGGTACGTGGCACACTGGAATATGCTTTTTGTTAGTAACCTCGGCGGGTCTACTAACGGTGCGGGTATCTACGTAGATAAAGCAGTACACAACTCGTATCGACATCTTAGGTGGAGGTAACGTGTCAGTCTAAGGAGTACATACTGCTAACTGACGGTGTGTTTGTTCTTCAGGGCTGGTGACGCTATCAAAGCGTACACAACTAGTGCTGGTGACATGGAGTTTGTTGTGACGTTTGACCTGTTGGAACAACCAGCAGTATTTGTAAACTTTAACGGTGCGTAATTGACTGACTTAAACGTACAGTTACTGCCGTGGCAACAAGAAGTCTACTCTGATCCTACTAGGTTCAAGGTAGTCGCTGCAGGACGACGGACAGGAAAGTCCAGACTAGCAGCTTGGATGTTAATTATTAACGCCTTACAGTCCGACAAAGGGCAAGTGTTTTACGTTGCGCCTACTCAGGGACAAGCCCGTGACATCATGTGGCAGACCTTGATGGAGCTAGGACACCCTGTGATTGCAGGATCACACATTAACAACCTGCAGATCAGGCTGGTCAACGGGTCCACGATTAGTCTCAAAGGAGCCGACAGGCCAGAGACAATGCGTGGTGTGTCCTTGAAGTTTCTCGTGATGGACGAGTACGCAGACATGAAGCCTGACGTATGGGAGCAGATCCTCCGTCCAGCACTAGCTGACCAAAANGGTTCAGCGATGTTCATAGGTACGCCTATGGGCAGGAATCACTTCTACGAACTGTACAAACTTGCGGAGCTAGGTGACGATGAAACTTACAAGGGGTGGCACTTTACCAGTTACGACAACCCCATNCTCGACCCTGANGAAATTGATACGGCAAAGAAGTCCATGTCGAGTTACGCCTTCCGACAAGAGTTTATGGCCTCGTTTGAAGCAAGAGGCTCCGAAATGTTCAAAGAAGATTGGGTCTCCTTCGGAGAAGAACCAGACGTAGGTGACTACTACATTGCTGTCGACCTCGCAGGATTTGAAGACGTAAACAAAAAACGAACTAAGAACACTAAACTAGATGAAACCGCAATCGCTGTTGTTAAAGTTAGTCCTGATGGTTGGTACGTTGACAACATTATACATGGGCGGTGGAGCCTTAACGAGACTGCCACCAAGATATTTCAGGCCGTTAGAGATTACAAACCCGTCAGTGTTGGTATTGAAAAAGGAATTGCTAAACAAGCTGTAATGTCTCCTCTAGCAGACTTGATGAAACGGTACGGAACATTTTTTAGGGTAGAAGAACTAACCCACGGTAACCGAAAGAAAACTGACAGGGTTATGTGGGCTTTACAAGGACGGTTTGAAAACGGGTACGTTAGCTTAAACAAAGGTGAGTGGAACAGCAGATTTTTAGATCAACTGTTTCAGTTTCCAGACGCACTAACACACGACGACTTAGTTGACGCGCTAGCGTACATAGATCAGTTAGCACAAGTAGCGTACGACTACGACTACGAAATTGACGACCACGAAGTACTAGACGTAATAGCAGGGTACTAACATGAGTTTATTTTGGAAAGAGTTTACAAAAAACATAAACTCACCTGAAGTTTTTAGACCGTTCAATACTTACGGAATATACGCAATCAGCGCCTTGGTGTTTTTTACACTAGGGTACTGTGTTGCTGTGATTTAAGGAACTTAACATGGCAGATGAAATTTACAGCCCAGACCCACTGATGATCCAAGAGTCCTTGGAAGAGTGGGTAATGACAAAGTGTGAAGACTGGCGAGATTACTACGAGTCAAACTACGAAGAGCGTTTCGAAGAGTACTACCGTTTGTGGCGTGGTCAGTGGGATCCAAACGATTCTCAACGAAACTCAGAGCGTTCTCGCATTATTTCACCTGCCTTGCAACAAGCCGTAGAGTCTAACGTCGCAGAACTAGAAGAAGCTACGTTTGGTCGTGGTAAGTTTTTTGACATCGTAGACGACGTAAACGACCCACAAAAACAGGACATGGANTACCTGCGAAAGAAACTAACCGAAGATTTTGAAGTTTGTAAAGTTCGTAAAGCAGTAGCAGAATGTCTTATTAACGCTGCTAGTTTTCGGTACAGGAATCGGTGAAGTAGTTTTAGAAGAAATAAAAGAGATGGCGCCAGCAACTGAGCCAATCATGGGTGGTGACCTTCAGGCTGTTGGTGTTAACGTTACTGAACGTGTTGTTGTAAAGCTAAAGCCAGTTCTGCCACAAAACTTTTTGATTGATCCTGTGGCTACGTCAGTGGAAGACGCTTACGGTGTCGCTGTCGACGAGTTTGTTAGTAAGCACAGCGTTGAGTTACTACAAGAGCAAAAACATTTTATCGAGACGCGTTTATTGAATCTGCGACTGCAGATACAGACTTGGAACCCGACCAAGACCTGACTATTTACAACGACGACAANGTTCGGTTGACTAAGTACTACGGTCTTGTACCTCGTCAACTTTTGGAAGAAGAAGGCGTAGATGTAGAAGAAGATTCCATGTACGTTGAAGCCATCGTAGTTATCGCTAACGGCGGTACTCTACTTAAGGCTGAAGCCAATCCGTACATGATGAACGACCGTCCTATAGTGGCGTTTCCTTGGGACGTTGTACCCGGACGTTTCTGGGGTCGTGGTGTTTGCGAAAAAGGCTACAACAGCCANAAGGCGCTTGATACAGAGCTTCGAGCAAGAATAGACGCCCTGAGCCTCACAATCCACCCAATGATAGCTGTAGACGCTACACGGCTTCCTAGAGGGGCTAAGCCCGAAGTTCGACCGGGCAAGATGATTTTAACTAACGGAGATCCCCGTGAAGTACTTCAGCCGTTTAACTTTGGTCAGGTTGGGCAGATTACGTTTGCACAAGCCGCGTCGCTTCAGCAGATGGTCCAACAAGCTACAGGAGCGGTTGATTCAGCAGGAATTGCTGGCAGTGTTAACGGTGAAGCTACTGCCGCTGGTATTTCTATGTCTCTTGGGGCTATTATTAAACGGCATAAACGCACTCTGATTAACTTCCAGCAGTCTTTCCTGTTACCGTTTGTAACCAAAGCTGCACATCGGTACATGCAGTTTGACCCTGAGAACTACCCTGTAGCAGACTACAAGTTTATTCCTACTAGCACTTTGGGCATCATTGCTCGTGAGTACGAGGTTACTCAGCTTGTACAGCTTCTACAAACAATGCAGCAGGACAGTCCTTTGTACCCTGTGTTGATCCAGAGCATCATAGACAACATGAACTTGTCTAACCGAGAAGAACTCATTGCAGCGATGCAACAAGCTAACCAGCCTAACCCACAAGCTCAACAAATGGCTATGGCTGCACAGCAAGCTCAAGTGGCGTTTCAACAGAGTCAGACGGCTGCTCTTAACGCACAAGCCGCTGAGTCTCAAGCACGGGCAGGTAAACTTGCTGTTGAAGCACAGCTTGCCCCGGAAGAACTTGAAATTGATCGCATTGAAGCAATTACTCGTAATCTCAAAGAGGGAGACCAAGAGGACAAAGAGTTTGAACGCAGACTTAAAGTTGCTGACAGGCTTTTAAAAGAAAGACAACTAAAAGGTAATCCTAATAATGTTAATGACCAAAACAGAACTCAACAGCCTGTTCGGCCAAGTCAACCAAGCGTTCAAAGAGCAGGGGGAGCAGTTGAAAGACTTGAGGCGGCAATTAGACCAGTTGAAGGAGAGGCTTGATGCCCAAGAAAAAAGACCCAAAGCTGGAGCGAGCGGGAGTAAGCGGGTACAACAAACCGAAGCGGACTCCTAATCATCCAACCAAGAAGTACGTGGTGGTAGCCAAGGAAGGCGACAAGACCAAGACCATCCGGTTTGGTGACGCTAAGATGACGATTAAGAAAGATCAACCAGCACGGCGTAAGTCATTCAGGGCTAGGCACAAGTGTGACACTGACAAGCCTAGTAAACTCACCGCAAGATACTGGTCTTGCAAAAACTGGTAAACGCTATGAAAGTATCAGCACCAAAAGGTTACCACTGGATGAAAAGCGGTAACAGTTACAAGTTGATGAAAGATCCTGCAGGCGGGTATAAGCCCCACAAGGGTGCGTCTAAGTCTGCAAACTTTGAAGTACCAAAAAGTCCACAAAGGTAAATAAGGAGTCTGCTATGGGTTACGGAATGGGTGCGTACAAGTCTAAGCCTAAGAAGAAAAAGAAGAAGAAGGTAAAGAAGTAATGCCAAAAGGTAAGAAAGGTTACTCAGCAAAACAAAAGAAAGTAGCCCGTGTAGCTTCACCACGAAACAAAATTACAGGGGCTGATTTTAAGGGGTTACGCAATCGTGGCAAAGGCAAAAAGTAAAACAAAGAAAAAGTCAGGGGCTACCCCAAAAAACAAAGCCTTGTACGCTCGTGTAAAAGCAGAAGCTAAACGTAAGTTTGACGTTTGGCCTAGCGCGTACGCTTCTGGTTGGCTGACACGAGAGTATAAAAAACGTGGAGGCACGTATGCCTAGTAAACCAAAAGGCGGCTTGACCAAATGGTTTAACGAAGAATGGGTAGATATTAAGACTGGAAAGCCTTGTGGTCGTAAAAAAGCCAAAGGGTCCAAGAGACCTTACCCAGCCTGTAGGCCAAAAGCGGTAGCCGCTAAGATGACCAAAGCAGAGAAAGACGCGGCTAAAGCTAAGAAAACAGGCCCAAAACGTGTCAAGTACGCTGTGACGGCATCAGGAAAAAGGCGTAAAAGTACCAAAAAAAAGACTTGACTTTTACTTAAAACTGTGATATAATACCATATAAGTATACAAGAGATAACCTTATGGCCTCGTTAGATCAAGAAACACAGCAGTACTACGATAACTACTTCACCCTGTTTTCTACTGATGGTTGGAAACAGCTAATTGAAGAACTTAAACAGAATGCTTTAGTGATTAACAGTGTTGAAGCTACTAAAGATGCTAATGATTTGTACATGCGTAAAGGACAGATTAACGTCTTAGCGTACATTTTAAATTTAGAATCTACAACAAACACTAATTACGACGAGCTTAACACAGATAATGATTAAAGTATTTGATTTTCGTTGCACTAACGGACACGTATTTGAAGAATTTGTAGATAAGGACGCCACAGCCACTAGGTGCGGATGCGGCGCTAACGCTACAAAAATCGTTTCAGCAACACCGTTTATTCTCGACGGCTCTACTGGTGACTTCCCCGGAAGGCACATGAAGTGGGTACGAGAACACGAAGAAGCTGGGCGAAAAGGAAGGGAAGCTCGTGAGAGTCAAGCCCAATAATAATAATCTCCATAACCTAAAAAGGCGGGGTAACTTTAGTGATGTCAAGAGCGACAATTATCGATGAGCGTCCAGAAGAGGAGCTAGAAACAACAGACCAACTCGACACACAGGATTCAGTAGAGACTCCTCAACAAGAGGAACAACCTCAAGAACCTGATGTTCCAGAAAAGTACCAAGGTAAGTCTGTCGAAGAACTTGTACAGATGCACCAAGAGCTTGAGAAGTTTTCAGGCAAACAGAGTACGGAAGTAGGCGAGTTACGTAAAGTTGTTGACAGCTACATTCAGACAGAACTCAACACACAACCAGCACCTCAACAACAGCAACAAACAGACGAAGATGTAGATTTCTTTGTAGATCCGCAAAACGCTGTAAACAGGGCAATAGANAACCACCCAAAGATTAGAGAAGCAGAAGCTTACACTCAACAGTACAAACAACAGGCTACTCTTGCACAGCTTAAAGCTAACCATCCNGAAATGGATAGCATACTGCAAGACCCTAAGTTTGCTGAGTGGATCAAGGGATCAAAGGTTAGAACTAAACTGTTTGTAGAAGCAGACCAAGGGTACGATTACGATGCCGCTGACGAACTTTTTTACGCTTTGGAAAGAACGTAATCAAGTGGTTCAACAGACGGCTCAAGCTGAGAAAGCAGCCCGTAAGAGTGCCGTAAAGTCTGCAACTACAGGCAACGCTCGTGGTACAGCAGAAGGATCTCGTAGGAAAGTCTATCGTCGTGCTGACATTATTAAACTTATGAAAAACGACCCAGAGCGTTACAACGCTTTGTCAGACGAAATCTTACAAGCGTACGCAGAGGGTCGGGTTAAATAGCCTTTTAAGGAGATAACTCATGGCTACAGCAACTTATCCCGGCGCGGCGGGTAACACCGCCCTAACAGAAGCGGCAACTTTTGTACCCAGAAATCTGGTCAGATGAAATCATTGCTGCCTATCAAAAGAACTTGAAGATGGCCCCCCTTGTCAAGCGTATCGCTATGAATGGCAAAAAGGGTGACGTTATTCATATACCCTAAGCCTACTCGTGGTGATGCCAACGCTAAGCAGGCTGATACTGCGGTAACTATCATTGCAAATGAAGAGGCAGAGCTGACGGTTACTATCAACCGACACTTTGAGTACTCACGTCTGATCGAGGACATCGTAGAGGTACAGGCACTGTCATCTCTGCGTCAGTTCTACACTGAAGACGCTGGTTACGCTCTGGCTGTACAGGTTGACAACGACCTGCACGCGGCTGGTACTGGCTTTGGTGACGGCGGCGCTATCGTATTTAGCCCTGCTGAAACTGACTACCAGCACACTGGTTGTTTCTTCAATGATAACGGTACTACTACTCAGTACACTGACGACACTCTGGTAGCTGGTGACGAGTTCACGGACGCATTCTTCCGTGACATGATCCAGAAGCTGGATGACAACAACGTACCGATGGAAAATCGTAACTTGATTATCCCGCCNGCAACGCGCAACGCGATTATGGGTATTGATCGATACGTGTCTTCTGACTTTGTATCTGGNGGTACTGTCAACAACGGCTTGATCGGCAACCTGTACGGCGTAGACGTTTACGTCTCTGCTAACTGCCGCACAATCGAGTCTGCTTCTGACAACAGTGTTGGAAGTGTTGACACTCGTGCAGCCCTGCTGTTCCACAACGAAGCTGTTGTGATGGCAGAGCAAATGGCTGTTCGTTCACAGACTCAGTACAAGCAAGAGTACCTTTCTACTCTGTACACTGCAGACACCCTTTACGGTGTTCAGGTGTATCGTCCTGAAGCTGGCTTTGTTCTGGCAGTACCTTCTGCCTAATAGAGTACCGGGGGTCGCAA